AGTGGCCAATTCAGCCGCTGGCATTAACGGACTTTGCCGTAACGCTCGTAGTTAGGGTTTAGCCAATTGATAATGCTAGGCAAGACTGATACGACAGCTGCATTGGCAATTGCATCGACATCTAGGCCGACTGCTAGATAGGTCGCTAGTGCCGTTGCTAGGAATGTCTTTGCCCAGCTCTCTGCCATCTTCTTTAAGTCGCTCATTAGCTTCTCCTTCGAGTTGAAAATAACTGCCATCTTTGTCTCCCAAAGTTGTAAATGAAATATGGAAATGCGACCGGTGGGGATTAGCGCCGTTATATTTTCTGCGCTTCCAACCCAGTATCGGACTCATAATCTTTCCATCGTAGATAATGTATTTAATTCGCTTATCGCCTTTCTTGGCTAACTTGCGAATCTTCTCAACTAAGGCATAAGCCTCTTCTTTGTGAGCTGATAAGTCAGCATCAATATCTAAAGCTCTAACGATTCCATCGATTGGTATATGGTCAGAACTGCCTTTAGCAAGATGCCTAGCGTCAGCAATCCAGCCATCAGACTTCCTATCGCGATCAGGATAATCATCATCGATTTGCTCCCGAAGCTGAATACCAGCAGCGCATAATTTAGGCATTGCTTGGTTTGCCTACTGAAAGGCCATCAGGAATCGGCTTGCTATAAGTCCATTTTTCAATATAGACAATGCCATCGCCGTCATCTAATAGATGAATACCAAGCTCCATAAAGTTATCAGTTATATTGATTTCTGGATACGCTGCAATAATTGCTTCTATTATGTCCATAATTTATGCTCCTAAAAATTGCGCGGTGAAATACACTTCTTCTGTATCTCCATCTGATAAACCAAGAACATTCAAGTTGCCACCGCTACTTTGTAAGCAGACTAATTCAATGTAATCGGTTGCGACTAAATCAAATACTTGCGACATTGTAAAAGCCGTTACATCTGGGTTGCCGCTGGTTACTGCTTGTAAAGTGGCTATGCGATATTGCGTAGTGCCATTTTTCTTAAATGATCCGTATCTAACTCCAGTAGCATTTCCTTGAAATACCACTTTGGCAGTAAATAAATACTTCCCATTTTTACCGCTTGGAATAGTGATTCTGCCAGTATTTGTAACGGTGCTATGAAAAGCATCGGTATCAAACTTTTCGGTATCAAAAGTAATAATCGTAGAAGTGCCAGTAGTAAGAGTTTTAGGCCCTGAGTTAGTTAATTGGCAACCTACAAAGCCAGAAGCAGCAGGAGCAGCCCATTTCAATCCTGTCGTTTCAGCAGAATCCGCAGTTAAAACTGTTCCATTAGCTCCAACGCCTAAACGAGCATCAACTGTTGAAAAGGTAAATACATCGCCCTTAGTTGTTAATGGAGTTTGGTCTGTAGGAGTAGCCCAGCTCGGAACGCCAGCTGCGACTGTTAAGACTTGTCCTGTTGTTCCAATTGCTAATCTAGTGTTGGTATTAGCGGTAGCTGATCTATAAGCAATATCGCCAGTAGTTGTTTCAGGATTTAGGTTTTTGGTTGTAGTATCAATTGACGAGCCAAGAGTTCTTATGGCAGCTGCGCCATCCTTGACTAAATCTGTGTCGTCTGGGGTTTCCCATCCGTAATTAGTTGTTGTTGCCATTTAGCTGATAACTCCTATCGCGTCTTGCCATTCTAAGGTATTGAGCACACTATTCCAGCTTTCTGCTGCATTAACCTGAGCCCATTGTTGGGCAAAGGCCGAGAACTCTGTTGGGGTAGCCAAAAAGGTAACTGATAGGCCCGAGACTGACGCATTAAAAGTCCAGCCCTCGATAAAGCCAGTAAATTCGCCACCGAGAATATTTATGGGCAGATTGGTAATTCTGACTGGTTGGCCCATAAATATATTTAATAAGGCATTTCGGTCTGCGTCATCAATCTCTGGCGATTGCAGGGCAAAGGTAATGGATTGGAAAGTGTTTCTAGGCCAAGCCCTAAGACCAATCAAGCGATCTGCTACATCCTCGACATCAGCCGCGTTCTTTAAGTAGCTATTGAATTGCTCGGCAAAAAGTCCATATTCCGCTTGAGAGTCTAAATCTTGAGCAGTGTAGGAGCTATTGAAATTGTTGCCATAGTCCATAATTATCTTATTACTTATATCGCCTTGGCGCTGGATTACGCCGATGCCAGAAGCGATGGCGTGAGAAGCGTCTAAGTCTGTATAACCATTGGCTATTAAATAATCTTGGCGATGGCTGGCATCAGCATAGTTAATATTGCCATTGGCATCTTCATACATATAACCAAGGGCCGAGCTAGCAATTTGATTAATAATTGGGTAAATGATGCTATCGGTAATCTGGCGGCTAACCATTGTATATTCGCCAGCATCAATTGTCCCAAGGCCAATATTTCCAGCTTGAGCCCAAGTCTCTGTCGCATTGTAAGTTGCCCAAGTTTCCGCTGGTGGCAATTCATTCCAACTCGATAGCAATAGCTCATCTAGTAAGTCGGTAATCTGCGCGCCGTCTAAACCTTCGGCTAAGTTGCCATTAAATATGGCTCTTTGCGTTCTAGCCAAAGCTCCAATGGCCGTAATTCTTAAGCTAGTAATTACTGCGCTAGATCCTGCGCTGCGGACAATTTGCCTCAAGTCTGAAATGCGACCCCCAAAAATAGAGACATAAGCGCCAGTCGTATCTTTGACTTCAATAGTTACTGCGGTGTTAATACTGAAATCATAATTAGTGCCATCGGTATTTATAACTTCTAGCGAGCAGTAACCTGCTGGGGTAGGTGAGTTAATATCTTGACGGCCAGAGGTAATACTTAAGTTGCTTAAAGTAACCGAGGTTAATTCAGAACCATTAACTGAAATCTTCCAATCGGGAGTCCAGAGTGTCATAAGATTTGAGCCGAAGTCCTAAGATCACCAGCGCCAGTAGTTCCGCGATTAGTCGAGTTATTAAGCGCCAAGATAACTGCTCTGGTAAATCCTTCTTCATCAATAGCTGATGGGGCATTTACATTAATAGTTACACCAGCGTTATTAGCTGCAACTGTTCCAGCGACATTAAATCCAGATGGAATTGCATTACCGCTTGGCACTAGCGTCGATGGGGCGCTTGGAGTCGAAGCCGATGGAGCGCTTGGAGTAGTGGATGGCTTAGGAGCTGCTGGGATGCTTGGGCTTGGAGCAGTAGCAATCTTTGGAAGTGTTGAGCTGCTTGGAGTGCTGGGTGCTGAGAATGATGGCTTAGAAATAGTAGATACATTAGGCAAAAGTGGAACGGCATTATAAGCGCGGATAAGAACATTTATTGCATCGATGGCAAAATTAACTGCGCTCTTAATTCCATTAACTACTGCGCCAATAACATCCAAAATACCACCAGCAACTTTGCCGATAAAGCTAAGTGCTCCGCCAAGGTTATTAATCAATACTGGCACTACAAAATCTTTAATAAAATTATAAAGAATAGTTAATGACTCTTTATTTCTAGCAATAGCATCGGTAACTGGCCTGAGTGCTGCATCCTTAAATTCAATAAATTTAGGAATAACTGTGTTAATAAAATAATCTAATAACCTTTGTAGAGTAGGCAATAAAGCCGCTCCTACTGATTCTTTGGCTTCATCAAAGCCCACTTTGAGTCTTGCGATTTGCCCTTCAAAAGTATTAGCTTGGACTGTAGCAGCTCCGCCAAAAGTATTTGCCAATTGCTTGACTGTGCCTTCTAATCCAAGGGTTTTAATTTCGGCAGTTGATAAACCAACACCTAGTCGGCTCAGAGAGCTGGTATTGCCTTCGTATGCTTTACCCAAAGCATTAGATACTGTTTCAACACTTTTGCCAGTAGCAGCTGAAATATCTAAGGCTAGGTTCAATAAATCTTGGGACTTTGTTACTGATCCTGTGGCAGTTGCTAGGCGCTGGAGTGCTGGGCGCAATTGGTCATCAGCAACGCCAGTAGCAAGAGAAGTTTTAAGTATCTGCTCCTCGACTGCTGAAATTTGGGCATCGGTTGCAGCAGTAACATTCTTAAGGGCATTGGCTAAACGAAGCTGGGCAGCCTCATCTTCAATAGCTGCCTTAACGCCATCAACGGCTAGCTTGACTGCATAGGCCGCTGCTGCTGCCGCCGCTGCTGCAAAGGCTGCTGCTGCGACTTTGCCGAACTTCTCTAACTTACCGCCAAAGCCTTCGACCTCTTTAGAGCCAGTATCCAGCTTCTTTTTTAAATCATCGACATCAGCAAGAATCGAGAGTTTAAGTGTTCTACTGCCAGCCATTACTTATCCCACTCTTTCAATATCTTGGAAAATGCTTCTTGCCATTTCTTAATCAATTCAGGCTGAATCTTACGAAGGGTTGGGTAGATAAAGTAGCCAGCATTGCCGCGACCTTTGCTGGGTGTTCTTCTCGGGAACTGACGCAAGCGATTAGATCCAAATTCATAACCTGCCCAGAGTTTTTGTGTGCTACCGCCACCAGAAAAGCGCTGACTAGCAAATCCGTATGAGAACTCTCCGATTTTGGAACTGGCCGATACTTTGACGCCTGTGGTGATTCGGCGGACTGCTTCTTGGCCAAAGGTTCTGGTGAGTCCATAGGCTTTAATTTCGTTGGCTGCGTAAGTAGCCAGCGCGCTAGATTCTCGTTTAGCTTGGCTAACGGCTTCATCATCCATCGCTTTAAAAGCGGTAATGATTGAGCGGAGTTCGCGCTTGTCATAGCTGATTGGTAACTCATCTGCCACCGCTACGCTCCTTTAAAATATCTATCGCCGTTAAGACTTGATCTATGTCAGTCCAGTAAGTCATCGGGATTCCAGTTGCTATTGCAATCTCGACTATTAGTCGGTTGATGCTTCCGGACTCGTAACTTTTGGGCTTTCATCTCCAATCGTCATCTCTTCGACTGTTAGCTCCCAAATCTCTTGAGACTTAACTGGCTTTCCTGCTGCTTCGCGCTTATACGCAAAGTATGCAAGATCTAAGAAGTCCGCTTGCTGGTAAGCCGATATATCCTTCATAGAATAAATCGACTTGCCTGTCTTGCGTTCCCACTTAGCCCACTCTGGCAAGCCAGCCTGATAAGTTGCTGACTCGCCCGAGTTATATTTAATTGTTATTGAAATTTTCATAGCTCCCGATGCTCCGATCTCTTAGCTGAAGGTCTCTGTTGGAGTTCCAACGACTGTCATCGTCCAAGTATCAGTTAGCGCTGATGGAGCTGCGCCACCTGCTGCTGGGAAGATTGGCAATACATTGAAAGCAAATACTGCGCCAGTTACGGCGGTAAATGAAACTGCGAGTGTGGTGTTAGCTGCTGACTCAGCATCTGCCCACATTGCCTCGAATAGTGAGCTAGCAGCTCCCCAATCCTGTAGCAGTTCAATTGTGAATGTCCATTGCTTATCAACGGATTTATAAGCGCGACCATCAAGGGTTTGATAGGTCTCGATAATTGTGTCGCAGCTTAATACCGCGCTTGTTGCTTGGGCGTCGTAGCTAGCGCTATCGAGTGTAAAGGTTACATCGCGCCCAGTTATTACTGTAGTTGGCATTTGGGTCTCCTATGCGGTTTGCTCGTAGCGGACGCTCAAGCGTATATCTGAAACTAGCAGGGTCGTAGTTCCTACTTCTGTTACCGAAGGTCTTTCGACTATTGATAACTCATACTTGGAAGCGTTTAGCGCTCCAAGAATACTGATGATTAATTGCTCTAAGTTGTCCAGAGCAGCGGCGTTGCTGAAATACGCAACGCAAGCAGTTATGGTGTAATTTAATTTGACGCGAGTAGTTGCTTTGCCTAAGACTTCAAGCTCCATATAGGGCGAGTCTGGAATGACGATAATTGCTGGGACTATTGGAGCTTCTGGAACTGAGTCATAAATATTAGCGGTGCATCCAGCCAAAGCAGTCTTAATCGCGCCTCTAACATCTGTGGCAATTGTTGATGCTGGCATTAGCCGACCATAGTTTCAACATCAAGATATGGGCCAAGTAAGCCAGTTACTTTGGCAAGTAAATTCTTAGATAGGCGGTAAGGGGTAACTGAAAAATCTACGCCTTCGATTGATCCACCAGCAGCGGTTCTGGATTGGAAGATTTCAACGGAGATAGCCAAAATAGCAGCTTCAGCATTGGGGTTTCCGACATAGGTCGATAATCCAGATAGCGCAGCGTTTCCTGCTGGGATGATATTTTTTTCCAATATGTCTGCATTGGTGATTGCGACTGTAAATACATAATCTGAAATTTCGTCATCGGTTACTGTGTGAGTGCCATTGAAAGGAGCTCCGCAGCCAGTAATAATTACGGATTGGCCTTCTGTGAATTCTTGAATTGTTGCAGTCTCAAAATAAGCAATATTATCGGTTAGCTTCACTTTGTTAATCTTGCTTTGAAAAGTAACTAGCATTGGGAGAACTAGATTTTCCGAGGCATCTACTATGTCGCCAAGATAAGCGTCTGAATATAGGGATGACGAAACGCCAAGAATTGTCCTAAGCTCTGTGGCCGTAACTATTGTAGGCATTTCGTCATCCTTTCAAGCAGTTAGGTGAGGGGCCAGCTCGGGAGCGGACTGGCCCTCACTTTTTTAATTACTCAGCGAACTGGTAATAAACCGATCCGTTAGCAACTTTTACGGCAAGAGCGCCATATCCGTAGTAAGCAACTTCGACCTGTCCGTTAAGTGCAACATTTGTCTGTAGGCGGAATCTTGAGGATTCATACCAAGTATAGGATTCTGGATTTACTACGAACATTGAGCCATCTCCTTGACCGCCTGCGTCGCCAGCATTTGAAGCCATTGCGCGAGATACATAGAGATTAAGTCCAGCTACGGAACCGCGTAGTGAATCTGGAGAAGCAACACCTGCTGCATTTTGTGGAGCAATTGCATTGTAAATTGGGCGTCCAGCATCGTTGTAGCCCATAATATTTTGCCATTGTGTTGGAGTTACTATGATATTTCTGGCAAATCCAAGTGAGTTTGTATAAACCAACTTAGCAGCTTCAGAAGCATATCCAAGCAGACCAGCAGCAGTATTTGCTCTAGCGGTTGTTGCTGCAAGACCATTTGAAAGCAGTCCTGCTGCTACGAACTTATCAGTTGCAAATGCATAAGCAAATTCCATTTGACGAACTAGCTCATCAAAAAATACTGGGTTGGAACGATCAAGAAGCTCAACGCTAAATGTCTGACCGCCAGCAAATTTCTTAACATTTACAGTAACGAAGCTGTTAGTCATTCCTGTTTCATCAATTGCAGCGGCTTCTGCCTCTTCTCCAACTGTTGGAACGGCTGTAATTTTAGGAATTTCAAAGCTCATTCCTGCATCTGGTAGAACTCCAGTTGAAATTGCATCAATGGTGCTTCTATCAGCATTTGATAATGGATTGATAATCTCAGTTAGTTGGCGAGTTGGGATGAGACCAGCGTTGTTGCTTGTGGTGTCGTCTGCTGCCATAACATACTGACGGGAAGCGTCATCGCCATAAACTTTTGCGCGAATTGATGCCTCTAGATATTTTGCCTTGGTAAATTCAAGGCGAGGGGTTGTGTAGAAGGCTGGCTTTGGAGCAGCAGCTTCTACTTTGGCTGCTTCTACCGCTTCTTCAACGGCAGGAGCAGGAGCGGTAGTGTCGGACACTTGGTCTCCTTCGGTTGGTTTGTCTGAATCAGCGGTTGCCAAATCAGAATCTTCTTTTG